GTTAACACAGCTTACTGATAATGGATTGATAGGAGGAACCTTTGGTCAATGCCAAAAAATTTCTACGTTTTATGATGCGGTAGTAAAGACTGGTGGAGTTAATTTCCCTCCTACAGGACCAACACCACCAGCACCAGCAATGGGTAATATGATGGGATTACAGACAAGCTTTTTTATAGGATATAAGGCAGCAGAGATTATGAATTTTATAAAAGCCTTGCCGGCTTTATTAATGGGGGAATTAAAAAAATTAATTAAAAAATATTTAGGTAAATTAAAAAAATTATATAAAAAATGGGAAGTAAAATATGCTCCACTAATTAAAAAAATTAAAAAAATAATTAAAATTGCTAAGGCATTAATTAAGGTTACTTTGTTATTTATGGCCGGAAGATGGAAAGAAGCAATCAATGTAGGAGCTGAGGCTAAGTTACCAGGATTTGAATTTTTAAAAAGAAAGATTGATTCTATTCCTACTATGGAAGAACTTAAGAAGGAATTAAAAAAAATAATTTCCAAGGTAAAGGCTTGGATTGATAAAAAATTAGAACCACTTAAAAAGAAATTAAATAAAGCTAAGAAATGGATAGAGGATAAATTAAAGGAAATTAAAGATAAGGTTCTTAAATCTATTGCAAAGCGTATAGTCACTGCAGCATTAAAGAAGGCTGGGTACACGGCAGACCAAGCAAAGTCTGCATCAGGTACTTATATAGATACAATTGAATCTACAAAAGCGATGCTAACAGCTAAAATATTATCAATTAAAGCTAAAATAAAAAAAATAATTCAGATAGTTAAAAATGTAGCAAAGATAGCTCTTTGGATTGCAGCAGCAGTCGTAACAGCTAAAATGGTTATTGAATTAATTAAACAAATTCCTAAGCTAACCAAATTATTAATACCACCCAAACCAAATATCGAAATACCTAGCGTATTAGGATTCGGATTATTAGATACTAATATATCCCCAGAAATCTCTAAAAAAATATTTAAAAAAATAGTGGATAAAATAGAAATGCCATCCTTGCCAAAGCTGGATATAAATTTAGGTGAAAGGCCCAACCTGGATTTGGATTTATCCGAGGAACAAGGAACTGCGTATTATGATCCAAACGGCCCTATAGTATGGGATCCAAGATCGGATAAATTTAATTTACCTAAATTACCTGTTATACCTAATATAGTAGAGGAAGTTAAAAAGCTTATTGCTTTAGGATGGAAAAAGATAATGGAGAATCCGCAAATAAAAAGACGAGTAGTAAAATTAAAAATTTGGATAGAAAAGAAAAAGAAAAAAATAGAAGATAAACTTAAGAGACTTAAAAAGAAGGTTGAAAAGGCTATTAAATTTATTAAGGGATTAAAACAAATGATCATTGATAAGGCTAAAGCTTATGCTATAAAATTATTGATTAGTATGCTACCACCAAGGGGTGCAGATCCAACAGAAAAGATAAGATTATTACAAGCCAAAATAAAAAAGGTTAAGGATCTTATAGCCAAAATAAAAAAGATAAAGGAAGAAATATTAGATAAGATAAAAAAGGTGATTAAGATCATAAAGGATATACTAAAGAAGATAGCTGCAGCATTAGCAATTATTGCTTTATTAACAAGATATGCAGCAGCGCCCTTAATAGTAGCACCTCTATACAGAGCTGCAGAACTAGCAAATGAACACTTTAATGCTGGGATAGATACTAGCCTAACCCCCAAACAAATTCTTATTTTAATAACAAAAAGAATACTGGGTAAGTATTATCCCCGATATAAAAAATGGCTAGACAAATGGAAGAAGCGTCTAGATAAATGGAAGAAAAGATTAATGGATAGGTTGAGACCTATTATAGCTAAAATAAAGGGATATATTGCTTTTGTAAAGGCATTATTGGGAGCCCTATCAGCATTAATACAAACCAACACAGGGAAGTTAATTGCTGCATCATTATCTATAGGACTAATATTATATTGGACAGGAGCATCGGTTGCTCTGCCCGGTGGTAGGGTATTATTTCCTGGACTTCCTTTACAGGCACTACCAAAAATAAACGGTAAATCAGCAACTGATTTAATAGCAATTGATATATTTAATGAAAAAAGTGAATTAAGTACAGGTGATAAGTATAGGTCTTTAGCCAATGTATTTGAAACTCATATGAAAACCGTAGCTGGTATGTGGATGAGGCCAGGACCTGATGGAGCTGTACCAACACCATGGATTTCGTATGGATAATTTGGAGTTATTGATATTTATAATAAGAATGGAGAGTTAACATGAATAAGTTAGAATTTGTAAAATTAATTAGAGAAACAGTCTCTAAGGAAGTAAGAAAGACACTAAAAAAGGAATTGAGAGAAATATTATCTCCACCAGATAATAGTGTAGATACCTTTAATGAAGGTATACAACAAAGTATGCAAATGCATCATCAAGCAGAACAGACAGTGCCAAAAGAAAAGTATTCTAAGGATGTAACGTTAAATGAGATACTAAATGAAACAGCTGGGCAAATGGAAGAGTATAAAACAGCAGGAAGACAAATGAATGCATCAGATGCCTTGGGTGGAAGAACAGGAATGGCAGCTGCTATGGGAATGAATCCTCAACAATCTCAGGGACCACTTAATGCTCAAGAAATGGTACCGTCGGATAGAAGAGGGGTTCAAATACCAGATGCTGTATCTAATGCATTAACAAAAGACTATAGGGGTCTTATGAAAGCTATAAATAAAAAAAATAATAAATAAAAATGTCTACACAACCATCTATTTACGGTAATAAATTTAAGACCACAGCCCATTATAAGGCTGCTATAAACAATCAGGGTCAGCTAGGGGTTATTTCTGAACTACAATCAGAATATGCCATAGGAATGCAATTACCATTTAAACCAACAATAGGTGATCCTCTGGGATTTAATTTGGCATGGACCACTGCTCAAGCTGTACAAGCGGATCTAGTTAATTTAATATTAACTCAAAAGGGAGAGAGGTTAGGACAACCCTCATTTGGTACGGATCTGCATAGATTATTATTTGAGCCTAATATTGAAGATATAGAGGGAAAGATAAAGGACGAAATAGTTAAAGCAATAGAGTTATACCAAACCGGAGGTATTGGTATAGATCTAAAGGAAATATTAATTGAAAGAAAGGATTCTGCAGGAAATATATCTGAAACTATACATGTAACGATAAAATATGCATTGCTAGGAGATATAGCAACATTAACCCTAAATTTATTTGGAGGTGCAGGACCTAAATTTGCAAGTTATCAAACAGAAAAGTCTCAGTTGGTTGGAACAACACAAAATGAAATACAAATGATAGATAATGGCCAAACGGTTGGATGGTAAAAACATTGGAAATATAATATGGCAACAAAAATAAAAATGGAAAATAAGGATATAAGTTACTTAGGAAAAGACTTTAATGGGTTTAAAAGTAACCTATCAAATTTTGCAAGGACCTATTTTCCTACTATGCACAATGATTTCTCTGCAGCATCACCAGGAACCATGTTTGTGGAAATGGCTTCTTATGTGGGGGATGTTTTATCCTATTATATGGATAGTCAATTAAAAGAAAGCTTACTTCCTTATGCTAAAGAAAGATCAAACGTAGTAGCTTTAGCAAACACACTAGGATATGTGGTTAAACCGACCAAAGCATCATCTACTAATTTAGACATGTTTATTATAATACCAGCCAATTCTAATGGAGCCCCTGATTGGAAATATGCACCAACTGTACAACCAGATAGTGAATTTATGTCCAAGCAAGGAAGTATTACATTTACTAATTCCTCTAATGTTGATTTTCAGTTTTCATCATCATTAGATCCAACGGATGCAACTGTATATAAAATAAATACATCTACTAGCCTGCCTTCATATTTTCTATTAAAGAAGCAAGCTGTAGTATCGAGTGGAGAGAGGGAGACTTCGGTTTTTAGTATCGGGGCCCCTGAAAGATATAAAAAAATAGAAATAGCTAAAGACAATGTAATTGAAGTGGAATCCGTAAGGGACTCAGATAACAATACATGGTCCGAAGTACCATATCTAGCTCAAGAAACCTTATTTCAGGAAGTAGCAAATACCTCGACGATAGATGGAGCATTAGGACCACAGAGTTCTACAGCCCCATATTTATTGAAATTAAAGAAAACATCAAAAAGATTTATAACTAGAACAAATGCTAACAACAGAACCGAGATAGTATTTGGTTCGGGAATATCCACAACACCAGATGAGGTAATTATACCTAGTCCGGAAAATGTAGGTAATAATACTTCCAGTGGGGTAAGTAAGTTAGATAGGGCCTTTGATCCTTCTAATTTTTTACAAACCAAATCTTATGGTCAGGCTCCTGGAAATATATCTTTAACTGTTAAGTATAAAACCGGTGGAGGGCAGCAGGCTAATGTTGCAGCTGCAACCATTACCAAAGTAGGTAGTGTAAACTGGTCTTCAACCGCAGACACTTTAAATGTATCTATTATACAGGATATAAAAAATTCATTGGCTGTAAATAATCAGGATGCAGCTATGGGAGGTGCCTCAGCAGAGACGGTTCAGGAAATAAAAAGAAATGCTCTAGCATATTTCCAAGCCCAAAATAGATTAGTTACCAAAGAAGATTATATTGGTAGAGTATATTCCATGCCAGCTAAATATGGAAATATATCTAAGGCTTATGTAGCCACAGACACTGTATTAAATGCTGGTAGAAAGGGTGGTAAGCAAACTTGGGATTCCGATTTAGAAAAATATGTATCGATGAATGCAGAGGATATGATGGGTGATAAATATGATTTACAGAACCCAAATTGTACTAATTTATATCTATTAGGATACGATAAAAATAAAAAACTTACTGAGGTAAATAATGCAGTAAAGCATAATCTTAAAACCTATTTAACCCCTTATAGAATGTTAACTGATGCCATAAATATAAAAAATGGATTTATTATAAATATAAGTGTACGTTTCTCAATAGTACCATTAACAATGAATAATAGTAATGAAATATTACTAAGGTGTATAGATGATATAAAAAAATATTTTGATACCGACAACAGACAATTTAATGAACCTATTTTAATATCAGATCTAACAACTAGCATAGCATCTGTACCTGGCGTTCAATCGGTTACGGATGTAAAAATTAGTAATAGATGGAAATCCTCGGAGGGATATTCAGGCAATAGATATTCCATTTCTGGTGCTACTAAAAATGAAATAATATATCCAGCGGTGGATCCGTCCATATTCGAATTAAAATTTCCATCCAAGGATATAAAAGGTAAAATAATAACTTACTAGGGATAATAAAATGATATACAGCATATTTGCAACAAAAGATACTACAATGTTTGAGAATTCCTCTTCGTTAAATACAGGAATAGATGAGATATTGGAAATATCTAAATTAATATCCCACTCAGCAGCTTCCTATAATAATAAGGTATATAACTCAAGGGCATTATTACATTTTGATATAGCTGCCTTATCCCAATCTATTGTAGATGGGGTAGTAGGAACGAATGATTTCAAATGCTATTTAAATATGTATATTTCCGAAGCTTCTAATGTACCATATAGTTATGGATTGGAAGCAAGGCCAATATCCCAATCCTGGGAAATGGGTGTGGGAAGATTAAACCACTACCCAGGAACCACGGAAGGAGCCAGTTGGAAATATAGGGATGGATCAATAGGAAAAAATTCTTGGCTATCTTCTTCATGGGCTCCAAATAGTTCGGGTAGTTGGACCACTGGATCTTATATAAATACGCTAGGAGACACGCATGGATCTGGCAATTCTGGAGAAGCGGTTACCTTAGCTGGTGGTGGCCAATGGTATACTACTTCTAGTGCTGATTATTACGCTTCACAAACCTTCACTAATGAAAGTGAAGATGTTAGGATGGATGTTACGAGCATAGTCAAGAAATGGATATCAGGAAGTTCTTTTAATGGTAGTATATACAATGACGGGTTTATACTAAAAAGAAGTGGATCGGAGGAAAGGGATTCTAAAGCCAGGGGATCATTAAAATTCTTTTCTAGGGATACTCATACTATATATGCTCCTAAATTAGAGGTATGTTGGAAGGACTCATCATTTAATACAGGATCATTACCAGTTCTAGATATATTAAATAAGAATGTAATATTTTATATGAATAATAATAGAGGATCCTATAAGGAAAACTCCAGAACCAGATTTAGGGTATATGGTAGAGAAAAATATCCACCAAAATCATATGCTACTAAATCTACAGATTTGGATGTTAAGTATTTGCCTAGTAGTAGTTATTATTCTATAAAGGATGCTCATACAAATGAATCTGTTGTTCCATTCTCAACTCCATATACTACCATATCTTGTGATTCTACATCCAATTACTTTGACCTTTGGATGGATGGGTTACAACCAGAAAGATATTATAAATTTGTATTTAAAACCACATCAGGTAGTAGAGTGGAATATTATGACAACGATTACTTATTTAAGGTGGTGAGATAGGAGATTAGAATATGCCTTTAGATGAATTAGACCAAAATATAGTTTACCAATTAGAATCAGATATTGATAATACATATATATATAATGTAATATCTACTGATGAGTTTGGAGACTACATAACAGATTTATATACAACAGGTGGAGAATTTTGGAAACATGATACCACTGTACCCAATCCAGTAAATATTAATTCATTAAACGATGCAAATTCATATGTTGGTTGGTATCATATAAGGAATGCATCTAGTGATGTTGAATTAAAAATACCAACTCGAACAGCATTAGAACAATATAACGGTGCACCATTATTAACTCCTAAACAGTGGTTTAAAAATAATGGGCATTTAATTGTATGGGAGGCCCTAATGGAACAAACTGAAGATAGTCCATTAAGCGGTTGTACAAATCCAAATGCGGTAAATTTTAATCCATATGCTTCAATAGATAATGGAACCTGTGTAACGGTAAATAATTGGCTGTTAGGAGAAATCCCACCAGACACAATGAAGAATTTATTTACTGAGGGAGGAGAATTATATAATATGGAAACCGGCACAGATTACCAAGGCTATTATCATATACAAGGACCTTCGGCTATACCTACAGGAGTATCGGCTGGGGATATAATGATGGGAAGAAAATATTGGTTGGATATAAATGATAAACCGGAAGGACAACCTGATAATATATTATTGATTCCATATAATATAGATAGATTATTATATCAACAAGGCAAGCCTACCCAATATGAGAAGTGGTTAGATATGATAAAATGGTCGCAAGTTCTTAGATCAAGAATTAAAGATGAGGATGTAAAATCCTTAGAGGACCAAAATGTAAGATCTATTAATGGTACGGTAGACAGACCATACAAGATACGATTTAATAATACAAAAAATAATAAACGTGAAATTTTAATAATAGATAATATAATAACTTTACCGGATGCTAGGTCCGTAATGGAGGATGTAGATTTTGAATTTAATCAATTAATACCAGACCCTAGGTTAAGTCCGGGTATATTTGGAACCAAGCCACAAATAAAATCTGATGTTAATGTTGTAAAATTAGGATCCCCATTAGATGGAGCTTCCGTAGAAAATCAAACGACAAAAACCATTATAGGAATCAGTACAGCAAATGCAGGAGCCCCGGCTGTTGATAATTCTAATAGTAGCGCAGGAGCTTAGAGATGGCATTAAAAATAAAAGTAAAAAATGATACTAGGCAAATATTAATGGGAACATCCTTAATATTAACAACCCAAGTCCGTCATAAATCATTGGTAGTGCCTTTTAAGGGATCTAAAAAGTTAAAATATACCTGGTCATTAGACGGAATACCCTTTGGCTCTGAAGAGGGTGATAGATCTTTACATGATAGAATAAGAAACAGAAAGTATTTTGATCGTCCCGTATTTTCAATATCTTCGGTAAGATTGGAGGATGCTGGTATGTATGAGTGTACGATAAATAATGCATTTGGTGAAGTAGAAACAACCCCTGTATTTGTTGAGGTTATAGATGTAAGCGAAACCAGTATGTATGGAAAAAATTTAGTAACAAACGGTGATTTTAAGGATGGTAATAATGGATGGATTTTATTGGATGGATCCATGGAAGCCCAAGAACCATATTTCCATGATAGTAAACAAAGGAATGGCATATATGCAAGATCTTCACTAACCCCCAAACCATCACAAGTCGCTAAGAAAAATATTATACCGGAACCAGAACCAGGTGATAGAGTAATGGGTGATTTTGTAGATAGGGGAAATGGTGTGGTTAAGATGTCTCAAGAAATAGATTTAACTCCAATAGCTAATGTTGTGGATAGAGAAGTAGAAGGAATTTCATCCGTGGATATTAAGGTAGGTAGTTGGTTTCTATCTAAGGAATTTCCTACTACATGGGGATATAAATGTAATAAGACCGAGAACGAGGCATGGAGATGGGATAGAGGATTATATTCGTATTGGGATAATTCAAATCAAGCTCAACCAGGAGGAAATGGATCATCAGCCTATCCTGCAGGAAATGACCAAGGTGTCCCTCTAGATATAAGATTATTTACATATCTAAGACATAGCTTTATACAAGACTCTGTTAAAATATCCTATATTTTCGAGAACGATAATCAGGAGGTAATAGATATTATAACCTTGGAAAGCATTCCCTCTTCTTATACTAGACATCTCAATCCATTTAGAGAAAGAAGAAAAGAAATACCTCCTCATACTAGAAGAATAAAAATAGTAATTGAATATAGAAGAGATGGTGGTAGACCATATGATCATGGAGCATCGCAATGGCATAATAGATATCAAAAGGTAAAATCTATTATGTGTGGTGTTTGGGGAGTACAAGCAAGGATATATGTCAATGAAGAAAGAATTAATGATATAAATGGATACAACAAAATGTGGAAACTTCCTGATTCATTGTATGTGCATCCATCTTTCTGGAGTATTAAATATAAGGGCGGAACAGCAAACACAACAACATCATCCAAACTTGCCATAGCAGCAGTAGCCGAAAAAGCAAAATTAAAATTTCCTGGAAATGATGATAGAACGGTTAAGACCTTTATGGGAGCAGGATCTGAAGAAGGACCAGGGCCCGGTTATAGCCCATATCCATATTTAAAATGGTATGGTACTGGTGGTGTCATGTGTTGTAATATTTTTAAATCATTCGATGCAGGAGTTCATAAGGTTTCCGGCACATACGTAGATAGTAACCTAACAGAAGATGAAAAGGTATTCCATATTCCAACATTTGTGGGTGATGCTGTAAGGAGCTATTTAAACGTTAAGGCTTCCAACCTAGTGTGGTTTTTGGATAAACATACTAAAAAAATGGAAAGGCATGGAGTAAACAAACTCATATTTAAATATGCCTACCCAGATCATCATAAGGATGAGATAAATGTTATAGATGTATTGCAAAAAAGAAGAACTTTTGTAATGCTTGAGCATGATGGTGTATCCATGCCATCTATTAAACAGACCATACGATACGAGGATATTGATGACGCTATAAAGTATATACATAAAAACACAGCTGGATTTGATATTGAAGGATCCCGGGCAGGGACACATCCTATAACGAAAATTTGGGATTTTGAAGAGAGGGATAAAATTTTATGGGGATCAGATGGAGACACCATAAATAAATTGTATTCCTGGATAGATAGATTGGGTAAATCGCAATTCGGTACTCAAGTAGGAGGATCAAATTGGAGTTCTGTAAGAACATTTTTTTATAATCCTTGGGATAATTCGGATATGGAACTAATGTATGATAATATGTTAAAGGTATGCGAGGAAAGAATATCCCTTAGGCAAGAAGGATCAGGTCCAACAGATGAATATGGATTTGGTTCAGCAGAAAATAATCATATTATTTATCATCATTTAAAGCTACAAGCGGTTGTAGAAAGATTGAGAAGGAATTCAGGTATACCAGAATCCATATGGGAAAGAGATATATCTACAATTAACGACGTTGTATTAGAAAGATTAAGGCATTATGTATTACTTACAATGATTAAGGATTGGATCAGAACAGGGTCTACAGAAGCTCAATATAGTAAGCGGTGGAGAAAAGTTGTTTATGGAAATAAAAGACTTAAGGAATGTATATCTCCCAATAATTATTACACCGGGATTAGATAAAAATGGCTAAAATAAATATATATGATAATATAAACAAAACGCAAGGATTTACCACTACATTTGGAGCCCCAAATGATTTGGTATTAATCAATGTATATGATACTAATGATAATTATGTAGATACAATAAATGTAGGCGCGGAACATTGGTTTCTTAAAACAACCAATAAAGAAGGAGCTACTGTAGGAGGTATGGCTGCTACTGGGTTATACATAGAAGATATAATGAAAGCCAATGGATTTTTTAATGGATTGTATAAATTATCCATAAATTTTACAAGGCCTATATTAAGTAACTTTCCTTCCCCAACCATATCAGATGATAGGACCGAAATAAAATTAGATCTTGAAGAAGTATGGGATGATTCACCTAAAGCAGTTACAGCCTTTACAAATATTTATAGGGATCCAAGAGTAATACATAGCATATCTAAATCACCCCGTCCTCATAATTTACCAATGGTTGTTAGTGTAAACAATGAAACATTTATACCAATAATAAATATACTAAAAAATAATCCACGAGACTTGAAACCCGAAAAACGCTCAAGGGAATTATATTTTAAATTATCACAAGAACTCCCACCAGGAATTGATAACATAAATATATCTATGTTGTTATCAGATGTTACAGAACTATATGTATCATTAATTAGCCCAGTACCCCAAGAACCTTATAATAGATTGAATCCAAATTTTGATATGAAGTATGATGATAGTACAGCAAGATCTACAGGATTTAAAACATGGGATGATTTGGTTGGTGGTAATACACCAACATCTGACAAAATAGTATCAGATATTATTAGTGGTAGTTTTGGTCAAGGAGCAGAATTAAATATAGATTATAGGGGGTATGAAAATTTTATACATTTTAGTTCGGCAGAAGAAAGGTTAAGAAATTTTCATTATAAAATGACATTAATGGAGGGATATAGATCTGATAATGCAACATTAAATTCATTATCAACCATATCAGATGAGGCGGAAGGGAATATTCTACTTAATAGTAAAAAAATAAACGGGGTATTAAATGGCTTTGATGGATATGAAAGGCATTTATATTACGACTCAGGATCATTTTATTCAGGTTCTGCAGATTTAAAATATGACCCATCTACATGGCCTAAATATAATAATGTAAAACCATATTGTAATATGTCAGCATCTACCGTAGATGTAAAGAGGTGGTATGGTAGTAGTAATATTAGTAATAATTATTTTGGTGGTAGACTTAATTCCGCATCCTTATATGACAGACATAATGAAGATCTATTGGTTAAAGCTCTTCCTCAATTTATATTAGAAGATACTATAAACAATGAATCAATAACATTTGTCCATATGTTAGCTCAGCACTATGATATTTTATATAATTACATAGATCATATGACAAAAATTAATGAGAGGGAGGAATCAACTAAATCAGGAGCTCCAAAGCAAATGTTATTTAATATAGCCAAATCCTTAGGAATAGATTTATTTAATGGAAATAATAATGAGGATCTTTGGGGATATGCTTTCGGAACAGGATTGGATGGATCTACTTTACAAACGGGACTTGGTTTAGTATCAGGATCCCTACAATCATTTTCGGGAAAGGAAAGGACAACAGAAATATGGAATAGATTAATAAATAATATACCTATGTTATTAAAATCTAAAGGTACAGAGAGAAGTATAAGGGCATTAATAAATAGTTATGGAATACCCTCCACAATTCTTAGAATAATGGAATTTGGTGGACCAGAGCCAGAGGGACAAAATTCTAAATTAGCCATAAATAAAGCAGCCCATGCCTTAAAATTTTCGGGAGAGGATAGGATAAATCATGATTGGGTTTCTATAAATAAAAATACCCCTAGATTTATAGCAGCCTTCCCCCAAACAGTGGAAATGAGAATTAAAACCACAAAAAAACAAAATCAGGTTTTATGGGGTAGTAGAACTAGTTTAAGAGGTCTTATGTTAGAACATAGTTCTTCTACTCACCTTAATTATAGCGCAGGAACATCCCCATATGGAAGACTAAAATTTTTCGTATCTGGTAGTCATCTTCATAATGGATTAGGTGGAATTATTACTGGATCAACAGGATGGGCCCCTATCTTTGACGGTGATTGGTGGAATGTTATGCTTAGAAGAACCGAAGTAACTGGATCTTCAATAGCCGGGCAAAAACTTCAACCTGTACAATATGATGCATACGCTGCGAAAGCTGCAGATCATTCATATGGAACAATTACCCATAAAGTGTCTGGGAGTTCTCGTATAGTATCTGGGGGGATAGGGAAAAATGGATGGATTAATGCCCTTACATCAAATATGGATATTGGGTCCAGGCCTGATGCATGGGACACAAACACAGATGTGCCAGCAGATATAAAACTTTCATGGCCAGCTGATCAGGGATTTATAGGATCAATGCAAGAATTTAGATTATGGAGAACTAGACTAAATGAAAGCGCCTTTGATCAGCATGTACAAAATCCACAATGTATAGTTGGTAATAATTATTCATCTTCTTATTATGATTTAGTAACCAGATACACATTAGGTACTGATCTATTAACATATGATCATTCCACAACTACTGTTGTAACAAGTAGCCATCCACAAGCTCCAAGGGTTACAGATTTCTCTACCCACGCGACTTCTGATTCATATGCAACAGGAACAGGATTTAGTACATTTGGAAATGATTATGAAAATGTGGAAGAAGTATATTATATTAATATGCCAAGTACGGTTGGTACTAGAGGAACCAGTAATAAGATTAGAATAGAAGATAATAAAATAATTAAACATCCTAAGTATGGTAAATTATTATCTGCTAAGGTAAGAAAGGAAGCCAGTTCATTTGATACCTCACCATTAGATACGAATAAATTAGGAATATATCTTTCACCAGTCCACGATATTAATATAGACATAGCAAATAATATTGGACAAACCAGATTAGATGATTTTGTTGGAGATCCTAGGGATCAGTATAATGACAGCTATTCCGAATTAAATAAAATAAGAAAGGAATATTTTAAAAAATATACAGGTGCTAAAGGTCTATGGGACTTTATAAGACAGGTTGAACAATTTGATGGATCATTATTTAAAATGATGGGTAAATTTATTCCAAGAAAGGCTAATGAAACCGTAGGTTTATTATTCGAACCTTCAATATTAGAACGTCCTAAGGTTAAAACAAATAGTGCACCTATTCTTGGAGAGGATATATTTCCAACGGCTACACATATTAACATAGACTATAATAAAAAAGAAGGAGGAACCGTTTTTGATACTGGTTCTTTCGGTAGTGGTGTATCCGCGGAATATTTAGTATATGAAGGATGTCTATCTGGTTCAAGACAATGGCTAGAATCTCCTTATAGATTTGTGGTAATGACATCTTCTCTAGAAACCAACTTCAAAAAAGGATCCGATGGAAGTCCTTATGAATTGGCCAGAATTGGTTCTTTATTAAAACACTCATTACATGGATATCATATTTATAATAATGGTTCTAGATATATTAATAAACAATTAATATCTCATAAAGGAGTTGACGGATATACTCAAGGATCTATGTCTTTTCAATTAACACCTGTGGGAATGAGAAATGCTATCCAACCAGTAATAACAGGATCTCGCCAATCCCAATTATATAACAAAAAGGAACATTTTTATAGTTCTTCATTTAGTGCTTCAAAGCATACGACATTCCTACAGATGAATAATCCATGGAGCGGTCCTTACACCGAATTAAGAAGAATGGCATATTCTAGTTCTCTTTTATATGCAGATTATAAAGACGATGAATTGGGAACAATTAAATTATCTTTTGAAGGAACCAGATTATCCGGGCCAGATTTTAATGTAGATACAGGAACAACTCCGGATGGTGGTCCTGTGGTTTCATATTTCGAAACAAATCCAAATCAATTATTTGTTGCACCTGTAAGATCTGCCCAATTCGGAGATCTACTTTTATCAGGCGATTCGGATTCTATGGCAAGTAAAAATAGAGGTAATAGAATTCCAGGATCGGTACAACCAGGGCCCCAAGGACAGGTTAATGGATATTGGCTAGATACTGGATACGAAATGCAGTGGATAACTCAAGGAAGGCCTGGCAGAGTATATAGACCATCAGGATATAAAATAAATAAAAACAATAATATTAAATAAATAAGTAACAACAAACAAAGATAATAAAAAAGACAGCTTTTACATGTAAACATATATTTATATGTAGAACAACAATAAATAGAGGAAAAAAATATGGGATACTTAGATAACAGCTCAATTACGGTAGATGCGATCTTAACTAAAAAAGGAAGAGAACTCCTAGCTAAAGGCGATGGAAGTTTTCAAATAACTAAATGGGCATTGGCGGACGATGAAATAGATTACGGTTTATGGAATGCAGCACATGAATTAGGTAGTAACTACTACGGAACGGTAATAGAAAATATGCCTATAGTAGAAGCATCACCTAATCAGCAACATGTGATGAAGCATAAATTGGTATCTTTAGACCAATCTACAACAAAATTACCTATTATAGATCTTGGGGTGCCAAGCATAGGTCCATTAAATGTGGGACAGGAAACAATGGTTGTTCCTACAACACCAAATTTACCAAATACAAATGCAGCAGCAGGTTATACTGCTATTATATCTGATTCTGATATTGCGGATGTGGATGCTATAGAGACAGTAAATGAGAAAACATCTGGAGGTTCTTATACTAATACTATAGAGGGTATGATAGTAAATAATACGGTTACTGTTGTAGGTAAATCATTTAAAATTAGAGCCAAATCTTTACAAACGGCTGGATCAACTACTCTTACTATTATAGGAAATCAAACAGGTGGATCTAAAACAATTACTATATCTGTTAACGCAGATCCAAACGCATAACAGGAGAATATAAATGGCTAAAGTATATGAAATTTTTACATCAGATGATATAATTGCTGGGCAACAGGAAATCGTTACAGCAACAGCATGGTCTAATAACAGTACAACATTGGCGACATTTTTTACGTCATCAACACAAAGTGGATCCTCAGGAGAATATTATTTGGATCTATATGACAAGGATACTAATACAGATTCTACAGCAGTATCCCAATTATCAATAGCATATGGCCACATTGATGGAAGTGGATCTAAAAAAACTACAGGAGGAAGATCAGGTGATTCGGCTACAAACGCTATCTTCTCCCAATATTCACAATTACTTTTAGAGAATGATACACCAACTTGGAAGACATTTGATGGTAATGGAACCGAAAGAGTAGTAGATCAAATATATGCAATTAATTTTAATAGATCTAGGGCTAAAGAAGCACTAGACCCTGGTAACTGGGAATTAACATTATCCGGCTCTACGGACGGTGTAAAGGGTCCTATGACTCTTATTGATGATAGTGGAGATAGTGCAGGAACCACAGGCATAGCCGGAAAGAATTATAATATTATTAGTGGTACATTAGGATCTGCTGGGAATTATAATACGACTTTAAAATTTGGTTCATTCTATCCAGAACAAGGAATGATGATACTTGATGCTGGACTTATAGCTTCACATTCATTATCTACTAGAATAACAGTAGGAAATCAGACAGGTTCAAATTATATGGATTATCCAAATGAACCAGCTAAATTTTATAATCATATAAAGGGAGGGGCTAGTTTTAAAGCTAGAAACGCTCAGACTATTACAAGTACTTATTATTTCTGTCGTATAAAAAATAGAGATTTTAATTTTAGTAATAATCCAACATTCGTAACAGGATCGGATGGTTCTTTAAAACATTCAGCAATGAAAAAGAATCCACAAATATATATTACAACAATAGGTATGTATAATAATAACAACGAATTATTAGCCGTTGCAAAATTAAGCAAACCATTATTAAAGAATTTTTCAAGAGAAGCTCTTGTTAAAGTTAAATTAGAATATTAAAACCCGCCACGGTATAGTCGCCCACTAAACTAGGAGGCTATATCATTTAGCTAATAGTAGCTATAAAATTAAAAACAAGGAGAAATAAAATGGCATATTCAGCAAATAGAAAGGCACAAGCAGTGCAATCATCTGTACAAAAAGCAGATAAATTAAATAACATTTACAACAGTGTAAACGAAAATGGCCCATTGCATAAAATGTCAGCTCATACAGCAGTAGCTGACGGAACAGCACTTACAGTAACAATTGCTCATATTCTTACAGGAATTTTAGTAATGGATCCAACAGCTGACAAAGCTTGGACATTACCAACAGCAGCTTTAGCAGTTGCAGGTGTAGCAGGCTGTAAAGTACACGATACATTGGATTTCTCAATAATTAATACTGGTTCTACAGGTGAAGACGAAATTATCACATTAGCTGCAGGTACTGGAGGTACATTAGTAGGATATGGTGGAGTAGGTACAGCAACAGTTACTCATGATGCAGTAGAAATTGGTAGTGGATTATTCAGACTAAGATTTGCAAATGTAACAG